ATTGAAGACTTTTCTGAGTTTGAAACTGAAGCATTAGATGAGAATGTTGACTTAGAAGATACTATGACACTATTGTCTAATTATGTAGATAGCATTGATACAGATGCGGATAAAGAAAGACTAAAGAGCATTTTAAAAACTCTTTACGTTGAAGCACAACACTATGAAGAAGCATGATAAAATTTAAAAAAGTTAAATGGAAGAACTTCTTATCAACCGGCGCACAATATACTGAGGTTAGCTTAGATAAAACAACTACAACACTTGTTGTAGGTGAAAATGGCGCAGGCAAAAGTACCATTCTTGATGCTATTTGTTTTTGCTTGTTCAATAAACCTTTTAGGAATATTAACAAGCCACAGCTAATGAACAGCATTAATGGCAAGGCGTTGGAAGTTGAGATTGAATTTAGTATTGGCCCTAAAGACTATATCGTAAAACGAGGAATTAAGCCCGGCATATTTGAGATTTATTCCCAAGGCGTCTTGTTGAATCAGGATGCTGCTGCTAAGGATTATCAGAAGTATCTCGAAGACGCTATTCTAAAATTAAACTATAAGTCATTCACGCAGATTGTTATTTTAGGTAGTGCATCTTTTACTCCTTTTATGCAATTGCCGTTAGGACATAGACGAGAAATTATTGAGGATATCTTAGATATCCAAATTTTCACTGTTATGAATTCTGTGTTGAAAGATAAAAACTCAGATATCAAAAGTAAGATAACAGACATTGATACTAAAATTGAACTCGGTAAAAATAAGGTTAAGTTGCAGCAACAATATATAGCAACATTAGAAGGTGATAAGAAAAGGAAAGTAGATGACGTTCAAAAGCGAATACTTGAATCGAATCAGGAAATATCACAGCTTACATCCTTGGTCAATGCAGAAAAAGAATCACAAGGAAATCTCGAATCCTCGATACGTGACTCCTCTGAGAAACGTAACAAGTATTCGGAAATGGGAACTTTGCTTAGAAAACTTACCGAGCGAATTAAGACACAGGAAAGCAGTATACAATTTTACCACGAACATGACCTTTGTCCGACATGCAGCCAAGATTTGGATGCTGACCTCAAACACTCAGCAATCACACTTCATACACATAAACTCGAAGAAGTACAAACAGCAATTCAAACCCTTATCGAACAACAAAACGATATTGAAACTAGACTTAATGAGATTGCTAATATCGAACAAAAAATCTCTGAACATCAGAGCAATATCATACAACTCAATTCCAAAATTATCGCAGCCCAAAATTATATACAAAAGCTGCAAGATGAATTGGCAAGAGACACTACAGATACGACAAACTTGGAAGATGAAAAGAAGACTCTCAAAGCTTTGGCAAAAGAGGTCGTCTCGCATGCTGATGATAAAACAAAGCTTAATGAAGAAAAACATTACCTCGATATCGCATCCGTACTTCTTAAGGACACCGGCATTAAAACTAAAATCATCCGCCAGTATTTACCTGTAATTAATAAACTGGTAAATAAGTATTTGCAGGCAATGGATTTCTTTTGTCATTTCGAATTGGATGAAACATTTAATGAATCAATCAAATCAAGACATAGAGATGAATTTTCATATGCATCTTTTAGTGAGGGTGAAAAGCAACGTATTGATTTAGCGTTGTTGTTTACTTGGAGAACAATCGCTAAAATGAAGAATTGCGCTAGCACAAATCTCTTGTTACTTGATGAGGTTTTTGATTCTTCTTTAGATGCTAACGGCACAGACTATGTCATGAACTTAATAAATACTTTAGGAGATGAGACTAACGTATTTGTTATTAGTCACAAGGGAGATCTTCTATTTGATAAATTTAGAAGTGTTATAAAATTTGAGAAGCATCAGAACTTTTCTAGAATACAGGGAACATAATTATGGCAAATGAATGGCAATTACAAACACATCAAGTTAATGCATATTGTTATTATACCGGGGTGTTTGACGATGATATGATAGATAGTATCGTCGAACTGGGCGACGCTTTAGAAACAGGTCCCGCCCAAGTCGGAGGAACCTTAACCGAAGCAGGTGGTCCTAACGAAAAAATTAGAAAAACAGAAATAGGTTGGATTCCTACAACTGCAGAAAATGCTTGGTTGTTTAGAAAATTAACAGACCTTATTCTACAGGCAAACACACAATGGTTTGGGTTTGATCTAAATCATATTGAGAATTTACAATACTCAGTATACCATGAAGGTGATTTCTATGATAAACACGTCGATCATCATTTTCAAGGTCCGGGACAATATCCAAGAAAATTAAGTTTTACTATGCAACTTACAGATCCGTCGGAATATGAAGGTGGAGAAACAATGCTAATTACATCTCAAGAACCTTTCCCAATTTCTAAAGACAAAGGCGCGATTACATTCTTCCCATCATATACGTTGCACGAAGTTAAACCTATTACTAAAGGTACACGCAAGGCCTTGGTAGGTTGGATACACGGACCACGCTGGAAATAAAATGGCAACAAAAATACCATTAGAGTATTTAGATCTCAATGATGACTTTGGGTTTACTGCAGTACATGAAAGTGATGTATTGGATCCTGTTATCACTGAGGTTAAAGCTGGTGCTGATACAGAAATCAAACAAAAATTGGCATCTGTAGAAAAATTGATTTTGCCTCTTTTGGTTAATTTGATGAAGAATCCCGAGAAGGATTACATACACTGGCCAAATAGAGTCCCTTTGATTGAGAAACAAATAGAAAAGATTTTGGCAATTACCCGTAGCTAGTGGCTTTCCGGGGGCTTGACTTCTGATCCTAAAGGTGTTATAATAATGAAAACCGAAGGAGATCTAGATGTTAGCACAGTCAAAGTCAATTCTAGCAAAGTTACTTGCTACAGAAAACATCACAGTCGAGCACAAAAAAATCTCGACTGCTTATTTCGATACTAAGAATCGAGTTATGGCACTTCCTATTTGGAAGCAGATGTCGCCAGAACTATATGACCTTCTGCTAGGTCATGAAACAGGTCATGCTTTATATACACCTAATGAAGGCTGGCATGATAACCTCAAAGACAAAACCAAAAAAGGCTATAAGACATATTTGAATGTCATTGAAGATGTTCGTATTGAACGAGCGATTCAAGAAAAATTCCCTGGTCTTAAAACAAGCTTCCGAAAAGGCTATTCCGAATTGATGGATAACGACTTCTTCGGTGTCAACGAAACCCATATAGATTTAAATGATTTGCCATTGATTGATAGAATCAATCTGCACTACAAGATTGGTTCATACTTAAATCTCTACTTCGATGACTCGGAACAAGTATACATAAATCGTCTAGACAAGATTAAAACTTGGGATGAAGTTGTTGCTATTGTCAATGAGCTATATGAAAATGGCAAAAAAGAACTTCGTGAAGAATTAGAAAACAAATTTAATAGAGGCGAAGATGGCGATAGTGAGGAAGGCGAATATGGCGATAGTGAGGAAAGCGAAGATTATTATGAGGATGATCCTGATAATTTAGATCCTGAATCTAAAACAGATAAAGCTTTTCGTCAGAAAGAAAAAAGCTTAGTCGATGCTTCGATCAAGCCATACTACTACGCTAATTGCCCTACTGCTAAATTAGAAAACATTATTGTTTCTCATAAACGAATTAAAGAATTTAATCCGTTTGTACTTCACTATGATTACTATAATGAAATCCCCGACACTCAAAAGTTTGAAGCTAGTATTGAATCGGCTAAGACAAAACTCTTTACTAAATTCAATGAAACGAACAAAAAATATATTGGCTATCTAATCAAAGAATTTGAAATGAAACGCAACGCAAGGCAATTTGCCCGGGCATCAGTTTCAAAGACAGGTGAATTGGATATGAAGAAAGTTCATCAGTATAAGATTAATGATGACCTGTTCAAACGTATTTCGGTTGTTCCGCAAGGCAAATCTCATGGTCTAGTTATGTTCATTGACTATTCAGGTTCAATGTATGATAACATTCGAGCAACAATTGAACAGACATTGATTCTTGCCACTTTCTGCAGAAAAGTAAATATTCCATTCCGAGTATATGCATTCACTGATCTTAATTCTGGTGATGAGAATATTTCTAAAGAGTTAGGATATGACAGCAAATATAAAGCACAAGATGTCAACGGTTACATACCTAATGCTGTAGACAAATACTTGAAGTTTTCCAACAACCCCGGTGAGCTTAATTTAAATGTGAATAAGCATTTTAGACTCAGAGAATATTTGTCTAGCGAAATGTCTAGTATTGAATTTAAAGATGCAGCAAAATATTGGTTGTTAGTTGGAGAATTGTTTGGTCGCCGTTCTTATAGAAATAGACATATGACCAATGACAGTGTTCCATATAATATCAAACTTGATGAGAATTGTGAATCTTTGAACGGTACCCCGTTGAATGAAGCAGTTGTTTCTAGCATGGAAATTGTTAAAATCTTCAAGAAACAATATAGACTTGATATTGTCAATACTGTTTTTCTGACCGACGGCGAAGGTAATGATACATATGATCTCTATTCCAAAGACGACAAAATTAGTAGAATTCCTCGTACTAGATTTAGCGATATCAATATTATTGTTCGAGACACAAAAACAATGGCAGAAGGTAAAGCTTTGCCTAGGGCTTCCATAACTATAGCATTACTTGAGCTATTGAAAGCTACAACAGGAGTCAATGTAATTGGTTTCTTTATTGTACCATCCTACAATCCAAGACGAATAATTATGAATACAATTGATCAGACAGGCAAGCCTGTTATGAATTTTGATGAACGATATAAATCGTTTCGCAAAGATAAATTCTTTATGATTAATGATGTTGGGTATGATGACTTTTATTTTATTCCGGGCGAAGCCGATCTAGACGCAAAGGATGATGAATTGGTCCTTGAAAAAGATTCAGGCAAAAATGCAATCAAAAAAGCATTTATGCAAATGCAAAAGAGCAAGGGTGTAAACCGAGTTCTTTTGAGTAGATTTGTTACAAAAATTGCTTGACAGGAATCGAAAAAGGTGTTATAATTAATTATGAATTTTGAACAGGAACTTTATTATGTCTAAATCGCATTACTCTGAACAGCAACGTAACGAATTGGTTCTTAAGTTGATGACCAATTTTGGTAATCAAGCAACAAAAGAAAACATCATTAGTTATTGTGAGAAAAATGGATTGCCTAATCCTCATTTTTTAATCTCTCGACGTGATATCAAAGACGGTAAGTTTTATAATTTGCAATCCTTTAATACTGAAAGTGTAGAAATGTCAACTGAAGAAATGGCCCCCGCCCTCCAAGCTCAGGTAATTCCTTTGAAACCTAAACGAATGACTGTTGATATTGACAACATTGTTCCTGAAAAAGATAACACCTATGTTCCTTTTGGCTTCTTCAAGCAATTGGAACAGATCATTAAGCATAAGTCATTCTATCCAGTCTTTATTACTGGTCTTTCAGGTAATGGCAAAACTACTATGGTAGAACAAGTTGCAGCTAAATTGAAGCGCGAATGTATTCGTGTCAATATTAGCGTGGAAACAGATGAAGAAGATTTGATTGGTGGTAACACACTACAAGATGGTAATGTGATTTATCGTGAAGGTCCTGTTCTATCAGCTATGCGCCGTGGTGCTATTTTATTGATTGACGAGATTGATCGTGGATCAAATAAATTGATGTGTCTACAAAGCGTACTTGAAGGCAAAGCATATTTCAATAAAAAGACAGGCGAAGTCATTCGACCAGCAGCAGGCTTTAATGTTATTGCAACTGCTAACACTAAAGGTCGAGGTACAGAAGACGGTCGCTTTATTGCAGCACAAATTTTAGATGAGGCTTTCCTAGAACGATTCCCTATCACAGTTGAACAAGAATATCCAAGCACAACTGTAGAGAAAAAGATTGTTGCTAATAAGATGGAATTTTATGGCAAAGTCGATACTGAATTTGCAGAAAAGTTGATTGCATGGGCGGATATTATTCGCAAGACTTTTAAAGAAGGTGGCGTAGACGAGATTATCAGTACACGTCGTTTGGTTAACATTGTCCAGGCATATTCTATTTTCGATAACCGAGTAGAAGCAATTGGTTATTGTATCAATCGTTTCGACGACGATACAAAGAATGCGTTTATGGATTTGTATACTAAAATGAATGCACCTGTAGAACCAGAAGAAGTTGTGTCTCCAGTTAGTCCATTAATTGAAGATGACGAAATTCCATTCTAATTTAGTTTAATTTAACAAGGGCACTTCGGTGCCCTACACCTTTCTTTATGCACACTAACGAAATAGTACACGACACGTTTATACCTAGATGGTTTGGTCGTCTAGGAAATAACATACAACAAATATCTAATGCTATTTACTATTGCAAAAGACATGGCATACATTTTACATCTCCAGATCATCCTATGATCGAGGCAATAGATATACCGTTCGGCAAGAATACGTTTAAAATAAAAGAAGACTCTAATAACTGGTTCTATTTCTTTGATGGTCCCGATGCAGATTTTAAAACAGATGTAGCTGAATTAAATTTGCTACGTAAAAATATATGTGAAGACTACATCTATCCAAAGCTAAAAATTAACCACAAAATAGTAGAAACACCTTTGCCTGATGAACTATTGGTGATTCATATTAGAAGCGGAGACCTATATACAAAATGGCCTCCTTCTCACCCACAAAATCCAATGGCATATTATATAAAGTTATGCGAGTTATTTGATTATAAAATAATTATATTGGCTGAGGATGAAAACAATCCTATTGTACAGGCATTTAAAGAAATGAAGGCAGTGGTATATGTATTGGATGTTTCCACAACATATTCTATATTAATGCAAGCAAAAAATTTAGCAACAAGCGGCGCAGGATCATTTGCTATATCCGCGGCATTTTGTTCTAAGAATATACGAAATTTTTATTGTTCCAATTTATACTTACCGAATAGTTTAAATCCTATGATGTTAAAAGAACAACTTAATGTCTATAAGGCCGACATCGACGGTAATAAATATATTAAAGGGAATGAGTGGAATCCCCAAGTTATTGACAAAATTTTTAATTACAACGAAACTATATCATTTAGGAGACTATAGTATGACAAACAAGGTTGCCCTTATTACGGGTATCACTGGGCAAGACGGTTCTTATCTTGCAGAACTTCTTTTATCTAAAGGTTACGAGGTACACGGTATCGTTCGTCGTAGCTCTTCTATGAACACAGGTCGCATCGACCACATCTACTCAAATCCGAATTTGCATCTTCACTACGGTGACGTAACAGACTCACTTTCGATTATGACAGTGTTAAAGAAGTATAATCCAAGTGAAATTTATAATTTAGCCGCACAAAGTCATGTTAAAGTTTCTTTTGAAACTCCGGAATATACTGCAATGGTTGATGGTTTAGGCACTCTTAAAATTCTCGAATCTGTTAGATTGTTGGGAATGGAAAAGACAACTAAAATTTATCAAGCATCGACATCTGAACTATATGGATTGGTTCAGGAAATCCCACAAAAAGAAACAACACCCTTTTATCCAAGATCTCCTTACGGTGTAGCTAAGCTCTACGCTTATTGGATTGTTAAGAACTATCGCGAATCCTATGGTATGTTTGCGTGTTCTGGCATCTTGTTTAATCATGAATCTCCTCGTCGAGGCTTCAATTTTGTAACTAAGAAAATTGTTAATGGTTTAGAAGCAGTTAGTTCTGGTCGCCAAGAATGTTTGACATTAGGAAATTTAACAGCTTTGCGAGATTGGGGACATGCCAAAGACTATGTTGAAGCAATGTGGTTGATGCTACAACAAGATACACCTGACGATTTTGTTATTTCCACCGGCGAACAATATACTGTTAAACAGTTCGTTGAACATTGTGCTCCATACTTCGCATTGAAAATTCGTTGGGAAGGCGAAGGCTTAGATGAAGTTGGTATTGATGAAAATACAAACCGAGTTGTTGTTAGAGTTGATCCTAAGTATTTCCGTCCAGCAGAAGTTCAAACATTGTTAGGAGATTCTTCAAAGGCTAGGAGTGTGCTCGGTTGGCAACCTAAACATTCTTTCGACGATTTAGTTGAAGATATGTGTATGAATTTTGAGTAATATGTTTCCTCCTTCATACAAAGACATAAACAGAATAGTTACGGAAAAGTATTTAAATTATAATTCCGGATTTTTTATTGAGGTTGGTGGAGCTGATGGATATACGCAAAGCAACACCTGGTACCTCGAAAAATATAAAAATTGGACAGGCATTCTTATAGAACCTAATCAGGAAGCATTTGAAGTTTGTGTTGGCAATAGACCAAAATCTAAAGTGTTCAATAATGCTTTGGTGAGTGAATCCAATCCTAATACAGAAATAACTATGGTTCATCGTAGGGTTTTCTCAGATGATCCGGGATTAATGTCCGCAACAAAAGATTCTTCTATTTGGAAAAGTGATAAATGGGTTGCTAAAGCTTGTGCTTTAGATGAAGAAGAAATTAAATATGAATTCACTGTGAACTGTCGAACGTTGGATTCTATTCTAGAAGAATGTAATGTAGATAATGTAGACTTTTTCTCATTAGATGTAGAAGGATATGAACTAGAGGTGTTGGATGGATTTTCTATAGACAAATATTTGCCAAAAATATTGCTTATAGAATGGCATGAAGATATTAAAGATATAATTGCTCGTGTAGGAAATACTCATACATTAGCAGAACAATTATCAGAACATGATTTTTTGTTCACATTAAGATGAGGTAAAAATGGAAAAGAATAGTAAGATTTTTGTAGCAGGACACAACGGATTAGTTGGTTCTGGTATTGTTAGAAAATTAAAAGAAGAAGGCTACACCAATTTAATTTTAAGATCAAAAGCAGAATTAGATTTGCGAGATCAGCGTGCAGTTAAAAACTTCTTTAGTATCGAACTCCCCGAATATGTATTTCTATGTGCTGCTAAAGTTGGTGGCATTAATTGGAACTGGACAAATCCTGGCGAGTTTATCTACGATAATTTATTAATTCAATCGAATGTTATAGATGCAGCATATCGCAATGGCGCTAAGAAATTATTATTCTTAGGTTCAGCTTGTATCTATCCAAAGGTTACCCCTCAACCTATCAAAGAAGAATATCTTCTTACAGCTCCACTTGAGCCTACGAATGAGGGGTATGCTCTAGCAAAAATTACTGGTCTACGTATGTGCGAATATTACAGACGCCAGTATGGATTCAACGCAATTAGTTGCATGCCTGCAAATTTATATGGCCCGAATGATAACTTCATTCCTGAGCATGGTCATGTTATTCCGGGTATTATTACTAAGATGCAAAACGCTATAAGTGACGGAACTAATGAAATAGAATGTTGGGGAGATGGTACTCCTACTAGAGAATTCTTATACGTAGATGATTTAGCAGATGCTTGTTTCTGGTTGATGCAAAATTATGACGAAGCAGAATTTGTCAATGTTGGCAGCGATGAAGAACTATCTATTAAAGATCTCGTTAAGAAACTTACTAAAGAATATGGCTTTACAGGTAAAGTTGTTTGGAACAAAGATAAACCAAACGGAACACCTAGACGTAAAATGGATAACAGTAAATTAAAAGCATTGGGTTGGTCATCTAAAACTACATTCGATGTTGGATTAAAAAATACCATAGAATGGTACAAGAAAGAAAAGGGGTTGCTATGAGATGGCCTTTAATGGGTGAGACAATCACCTACATGGATAGATTAAAAATGGCGTATTTTACTTTAACTGCGAAGAAGTTTACCTTCGGAGAAAAAGTAGAACAGTTTGAAAATGAATGGAGTGAGTGGCTCGGAGCTAAACATTCATTGTTTGTATCATCTGGTAGTACAGCTAACTTCTTATTGATTGCTGCAGTTAAAGAACTGTATGGATTAAAGAATGGTGATAAAGTTTTAGTGCCTGCTTGTACTTGGATGACGAATGTTGCACCTATTATGCAACTTGGTCTTGAGCCAATATTTTGCGACATTGAATTTGACGATTTTAGTTTCGATTTAAGCGAAGCTAGAAAAATTGCTAAGAAACATGATATTAAATTAGTATTCATTACTCATCTTTTAGGATTTTCTGCAGACAATGAAGGCTTGAAAAAGATATTCCCTAAAGCATTGTTTTTAGATGACGTATGTGAGTCACATGGTTGTACTGATACGATAGGTAATAAAAGAGGCTCGGATAGTTTAGGTGCAACATTTAGTTTCTATTTTGGTCACCATATGTCTACAATTGAAGGCGGCATGGTATCGACCAACAACACCGACCTTTATGACCTAATGAAGATGAAACGTAGTCATGGTATGGCTCGCGCGTCTACTAGATTCGATGATTATGCAAAAGCATATCCTGATATTGATAAACAATTCTTGTTTGTTACTGATGGTTATAATTTTAGAAATCATGAAATTTGTGCAGTATTAGGTATGTCACAATTAAAGCGTCTGGACAAAATGATTGCAATTCGTAAAAGAAATCACGAATTGTTTACAGATATTATTGACTCTTATCCTATTTTATTTTATAATATTAAGAATCCGCCAACAAATAGTAGCTTTAGTTTCCCCTTCATTTGTAGATCTCCTAAGATTATGAAGGCAATGAAAGAAGTATTCGTTAAATATGGTATTGAATATAGACCAGTTGTTGCGGGTAATTTATTGACACAACCATTCTTAAAAGATTATAAAATTGATACTGACCGACCAGTAACAAACGCAGACATAGTAAACTATCAAGGCGTATATGTTGGCAACAATCATTTTGTAACTGAAAAAGACATGGCATTTTTAAAACAGGTTGTAGGAGAAATCTTTGAAAAATTTAGGTGAGAGCATAGAATCAATTATTAAAGAAACAGTAGACCGTGTACTTGCAGAAACCGGTCTGCCAGATTCTGAATATGTAGCAACAGACAACCTTGGCGAAGTTATTGAAAAGCTAGCAATTATCCATATCAGAATGTGGATGCTAGAAGATGCTATTCAAGCAGCAACATCTGCAGAAGAAATTGCTGAACTAAAACGCAAATGCGATATTTGCTTTAAAGTTAAAAGACCTCGTTATGTACAGGCAATTAATCTAATTGTAGATGATGCAATTAAACATAATAAATCTTTGCGAGAAGATTCCGTTAAACTTTATAAAGGTGTAGATAATGCCTAAGATAGTATTCTTTAATCACTACCATCGTGGCGATCTATTGACTCATAAAGAGTTTATTCGTCATATTCAAACTGAGTTGCCCGACTATACCTATGAGTATATGCACTTTAATCATCCTAAGCTAACTAGGGATTTGAATATTCCATTAGTCGGTGAGCCAACAAATCTTGATCCAAAGACACCGTTCTATCAAGATGAGGGTGTGTTGTATATTAATACTTGGATCGGATGTTTCTGGGATATTTTCTGCGAACACGGTGGAATCAATATGAATTCATTGTGGCATCAATGGGAAAAGATTTTTGCACAAATTAACGATCACTTTGGTGTGGAGTTTTATTTGAAAGAACAAAAAGAATTCTATCTGCCATCTATAGATTTTAGTAAATTTGATGTTACTAAAATCGATTCTTATCTAAAAGAAAATACAAATAAGAAAGTTCTAATTTGTAATGGTCCTCCTAAGTCGGGACAATCTTTTGCTGACAATATGCAGGATTTTATTAATCCATTGGCCGAAGAATATCCTGACGTACATTTTATTTGTACTACAAAATTTCCTACAGAGCAGAAAAATGTTTTGTTTACGGATGATGTAATCGGCGACACTGAAGTAGTTGATAAAAGAGCTCCTTGGGAAGATAAAGAAGTTAACATTTGTGACCTACAAGAAATCTCTTATTTGAGTGAAAATTGTAATGCTGTTGTTGGTAAGAATTCTGGACCATTTGTATTTTGCGAAACAAAAACAAATTACATGAATCCTAATATGAAATTCTTGTCCTACAATGTTAGCTGGGGTGAAGCATTCCATACAGGCGGAAAGAAGCCTACAGAAACAATGTCTAATAGCTTAGAATATAAATGCGAATACACTATTGTTCCTATCAGCGACATTAACACATTGACCGCCGACGATATAGCAAACATTAATCAATCATTAGATACTTTGGTGAGCAGCCTATGAAGAAATTGAAACTAGGGTTTACAGATACCCATGACCATTTAATGCAATTCTTTTACAATCTATTAGCTAATAGATTTGATATTGAGATTGTAGATGTAGATAAAGAGACTCCCGATTATTTAATTTTTGGTGATGCTAATTTTGGTACTAACAATAAAAAGTTCTCTAAAAAGGATTGTATCAAGATCTTCTACACAGGTGAGAATCAAAGACCAGAAGATTATGATTGTCATTACGCAATTAGCTTCGACCACAATTTTAACAACTGGCACTATCGCTTGCCTTTGTTTGTAATCTATATGTGGTCTTTAGATATGATTCATAATACTAATTATAAGTATTATCATATCTTAGGTGATCATAATCCTATACTAAAAACAGACTTTGCTTCATTTGTAGTATCAAATCCTAAATGTGAAGAGCGTAATGAATTCTTTAAAAAGCTAAATGCTGTTAAAAAAGTAGATAGTGGTGGTCCGTTGTATAATAACATCAACGCAAAGCTCGACGGCGAAGTTGCTAAAATTGATTTTTTATCAAAGCGCAAATTTAATATCTGTTTTGAATCTGGTTCATATCCCGGTTATACTACAGAGAAAATTTTACACGCATTCTATGCAAGGACTATTCCTATTTACTGGGGTAGCCCAACCGTAACATCTGATTTCAATGTACAGTCTTTTATTAATGTACATGACTTCAATAACACAGATGAAGTTATTGATTATGTTATGCGATTGGATTCGGATGAAGACCTCTACAATAGAGTTATATCTGCACCGCCTCTTGCCTCAGGCATTCCTCGCGATTATATGATTCTCAACAACTTCTTGAATTGGTTTGATGCTGTTGTATATAACAAGATAGATATGAGAGAAGAATGAATATACAAACATTCATTTTTAATTGGCGCGGACAATTTGATAACACAGTAAACAAACAGCGTCAATTATCTCAAAGAAATGCTATTATTATTAATAGCGACGACAATTATCTCCTTAAGGCAGATAACTGGCATAACATAGGTGAGTCCAGTTATTTTACAGATCAGTTTATGAAGGCAATTGAACTGTTCGACGGCGATGTTCTATTCCATATTCAGGGCGATGCTTCATATGATAATTGGGATAAATTATATGCAGATGCTGAAAAATATTTTGAACAAACTGATTGGGGAATCTATGCTCCGAATGTCGATTATACTTGGTATGATTCTAGCCGCACTGATATTGAATCTTTGGCTTTTCCAGTTGATAAGTTAAAGATTGTAGCAAACACAGATTGTACTTGTTGGTTCATTCACAAAGATGTAATTAATTGGTTCAAGGAGAGTAAAATAGATATGTCTAAATATAAAATGGGATGGGGTTGGGATATTATTTTCCCCGCGTTGTGTTTTATTAATCAACGACCAGTTATCCGAGATTACGCACATACTATTGACCATCCTAGAGGAACCAATTATAATACAGATCAGGCTGAAAAAGAAATGTGGCAACTATATGATTCATTGCCTAAAGACTTAAAAGAGGCATTTGGTTATATCAAAGGTGACAGAGAAAAATTATCTAAATATTATGCAGAAGATTATATCATTCAGCCTGTGGGGCACGGATCCTAAATATTGTGTCGGTGCTATTAGGAATGCACAATTAGCACAAAAATATTTTCCAGAATGGGAATGTAGGTTTTATTGCGGTAGAGATGTTCCCGGAATATACATCTCTGCTTTAAATGCTTTTGATAATACAAAGGTATGGATAAGACCAGAAACAGATTTTACATTCGGAGCATTCTGGAGATTTGACGCAATGAAACCTGGTACTATTGTAATATCCAGAGATTGTGATTCAAGATTATCCGCAAGAGAAAAACAAATTGTAGATGAATGGTTAGCATCAGATGCTAAACTATCTGTTATACGAGACCACGCTAATCATTACGAATTCCCTATTCTTGCAGGTATGTGGGGAATAAAGGATGGTCTAGATAAAGACATGATCGAGCAACAATCTAAATATAACAAAAAACATACTTATCTAATGGATCAATTTTGGTTAAGGGATTATGTTTGGCCTAACCTGCAGCATACAGCAATGGTGCACGGCATTAAAGAAACAATGTGGATGAGGAATTCATATGAATTTATCGGTAAAGATTTTATCGGACAAACATATGACGGCAACGATATCCCAGTATACAATCAAGCTTTAAAATGAAACAACAAAGAATTATAGTACACCATCATACAGGATTAGGAGACCATTTTATTTGTAATGGTCTTGTTCATTCCCTATCGGATACCTATTATATAGATTTGATCTGCAAAAATAGATATCTTAAAACAGTAAAACATTTATACGAAGACTTTCCTGATATCCATATTATAGGTGTTGAGGATGACCATGCAGATACTTTAAAGTACGCTCAAGAAACAAATTATCCTTTAATAAGAGTTGGATTTGAGAATTGCGATTATAATAGATTTGAAGATTCATTCTATGAAACATCAAATGTAGATCCTATGGCAGAGTATGATAGATTTGTTTTCCCCACAAATTTAGAAGGTTCTAAAGTATTATATAATCACATAAAAGAAAAGCTAGGCGAAGACTATATCTTTATACATGATGCAAGTAGTTATGGCAGCTTCTCTCTTAATATCAAATCTGATTTACCGAAGCACGTAGCACAAAAAGAAGATACAGATGATTTGTTAGATTATGTAGATACAATCTGTAATGCAAAAGAAGTGCACGTCATTAATAGCGGTTTAAACAATTTAGTATTTCAATTATACTATAAAGGTTTGACCAATGGCGCAATATTTTTCCATGATGCAAGAAAGCCTAATATGGGCGGCATCCCGGTAAGAATTCCTGAAGGAGTTGAGGTAGTAAATTATGTCTAAAAAAGTAACAGTCATTACACCTACAACGGGTTCGCATTATCTTAAAGAGAATAGAAAATCTGTTGCAGCACAAACATACGACAATGTAGAGCATCTAATAGTGATTGACGGCGAAAACTTTGCAGGTAAAGTACCAGCAACAAAGGGCCTTAACACTACAATTATGCAATTGCCCTATAATACAGGACATAGTCAATACAATGGACATAGAATTTATGGGGCAATACCATACTTAGTTGATTCTGATTATGTAATGTTCTTAGATGAGGACAATTTTATTGAGCCGACCCATGTAGAATCATTGGTTAAAGTCTGCGAAACAAATGACTGGGCGTTCTCATTAAGAAAAATTGTAGATAAAGATAGTAATTATATCTGCTTAGATGATTGTGAAAATTTAGGTAAATGGCCTACATGCTTAAGCGAACAAGAATTATTTGTAGATGTTGGCGCATACTTTTTACCAACTCCTATCGCAGTACAAATATCACCTCTGTGGTATCGACGAGCAAGACATCCCGACGACCAGCCAGAAGTAGATCGTATTATTATGCAAGTACTTTTAGAATATGGTTTTACATATGATACCAACGGTAAATATACGTTAAACTATAGAGTTGGGAATAGAGAAGATTCGGTCAAAGCCGACTTCTTTTTGTGGGGCAATGCAATGATGGAAAAAAAATATAAGGATGGATACCCGTGGAGAAAGAATTAAATTATAAGTATAATGAGGGTGAGCTTTTAAATCAACTCAAAGAATATATAGATGCCACTTATGGTCAACATTATTCATTGAATAAATTTCAAGCCACCGAATTTATTATTGACAGCGGACATGGTGTTGGATTTACGGTTGGAAACGTGATGAAATATGTCCAAAGGTATGGAAAGAAAGCCGGAAGGAATAGACAAGACATACTAAAGGTGTTACACTATGCATTAATGCTGTTATACGTGCATGACATTGAAACCAAGGAGATTAAATAATGCAATTTAGTAATGAAACAATCCAAGTTCTAAAGAACTTTGCTGCGATCAATAGTAACATTTTGATTCGCAAGGGCAAGACATTGTCCACAATTAGTACTGCTAAGAACATCTTTGCGAAAGCGGATGTTACTGAAGACTTCCCCGCAGAAGTTGCAGTATATGATTTAAATTCTTTGTTGGCTTTGCTAACATTGATGGAAAATCAGAATGTTGAATTCGGTGATAAAAGTTTGACTATCTCTAAAGACAACGGCAAATTTGAATACTTCTATTCTAGCCCAACAGTTATTGTTGCCGCGCCAGATAAAAGTATCGAAGTTGACAATCACTATCAATTCACATTGTCATCTGAAGATGTGAACATGATTATGAAGGCAGCTGCAATTACCAGTGCACCTACTATTACAATTTCAGGCAAAGGTGATGATGTTACTTTGACTATCGGTGATAAGAAAAATGATACTGCAAATACCTATAAGAAAATTATCGGTAAGAGCGAGCATTCTTTTGATTGCCACATGGCAGTTGAAAACTTCAAAGTTGTTCCCGATTCTTATATCGTAACAATCTCGAAAAAGAAAGCATTCCACTTTAAGCATGCTACAAAGGCATTGGAATACTTTATCGCAATGGAACCTGATTCGGTGGTATAATGAATGGACGTCGTTCTTTTATTAAAGGCTTCGGTTTGTTTGGCGCTCTGGGTGCTGGCTATGGTGCAGCTTTGCTACAAGATAGAGCCGCCCAGATGGCTGGCCCCAGTTTACCTGATGCTAATAGTACTACTGTTGCTGAGGACATAAGTCACCTAGCCCCACTAGGTTCTACAACTTTAGTTCTTACAGCAAACAATAAGCCACCGCCTCCGCCTCCGCCTCCGTCGCCTATTACTTTTAGTGATGGATATATTGCAATGGGTTCAAGTTATATTATATCTCCGGCATTATCTATGAATGGAGCTTCTACTCCTAATCAAAATAATGTAAAGATGTCTGTGGGTAAAGATGATAGGCTGTGGATTGAAGTTGATGGACAGTGGCGCCGAGTTGCACTTGACGCTTAAAATATTATGAGGTTATTATGGATTATCGTGAAAATGAATTTTTGTGGGTTGAAAAGTATCGACCACGCAAATTAGAAGATTGTATTTTACCTGCAGACCAAAAGCACATCTTCCAAGAGATGTTGGCCAAGGGTGAGATTCAGAATATGCTTTTATGTGGCGGTGCGGGTATGGGCAAGACCACAGTTGCCCGAGCATTATGTGAAGAGTTAGAAACAGATTATATCATCATTAACGGTTCAGAAGAATCGGGCATCGATGTTCTTCGTACTAAAATTAAGCAGTTTGCATCTACTGTATCATTCAGTGGTAAGCCAAAGGTTGTTATTTTAGACGAGGCAGATTATCTAAATCCTAACTCTACACAACCTGCTCTTAGAGCTTTCATCGAAGAGTTCTCAGCAAATTGTCGGTTTATTTTAACTTGTAACTTTAAGAATAGAATTATTCCTCCGCTTCATTCTAGAACTGCTGTTATTGAGTTTAAGTTACCTAAAGCAGACAAGCCAAAAATTGCAGCTGCATTCTTCAAGCGTGTTACTGAGATTATGACGATTGAAAAGATCGAGGCAGACGGTAAAGTAATTGCAAAGGTTATTGAGAAACATTTCCCCGATTATCGACGTGTCTTGAATGAGCTGCAAAGATATTCAGCTTCAGGCAAAATTGACGAAGGCATCTTTGTTAATTTGGGCGAGTCGAATATGCAAGAACTTGTCTCATCTTTGAAAGATGGTGACTGGAAGAAAATGCGCACTTGGGTTGTTAATAATATTGACAATGATCCTGGTACAATCTTTAGAAAGCTTTACGATACATTAACAGAACAAGTTAAACAGGTTCCTCAATTAGTTCTTCTGCTAGCTGATTATCAGTACAAAGCAGCATTCTGCGCAGATCAAGAAATTAATCTAGTAGCTTGCTTAACTGAAATTATGGCGGCGGTAGAATTTAAATGATAGATTTATTTAGACCTACATTTGAATGGATTCGTAATGATTGGAATTCTAATCGCTTTCGCTTTTTTATTGAGTTGCTTGCTTGGGCTATATCTATCGGGTGTAGCATTACGATGGCTTCCACGGTACCACATCCACCCCTTCTTGTTCTCTATCCTATATGGATTATTGGTTGCGCTATGTATGCTTGGGCTGCTTGGACTAGGAAAAGTTTTGGGATGCTGGCTAATTACTTATTGCTAACAACTATTGATACTATCGGGTTAGTGAGGATGCTATGAGTTTATTTGGAGAACCAGTAATAAAGCCTGTTGCTGAACCTTATAAAGCGCCAGCAATAACACCGTTTGATTTTATCAATGCTATCCATCACAGCAAAGAAAATCTAATAGTCGATGAATGGTCGGAGAAACAGTATAATCCCTACATCATTAACAAGGGCTTATCCTATGGACCCGACACAGTTATCCCCGCAAACGAAATGAATTCTCGTCCACATTTGGATAAAATTCTTCAATTTCATTTTTTAATAAATATAGTTAGACCAAAGAAAAGATTCAATAAATGGATCAAGGTTGAGAAAATCGATGATTTGGAAGTAATAAAAGAATACTATGGCTATAGCACAGAAAAAGCCAAACAAGTACTCCCACTTCTAAACGATGCGATTATTGACGACATGAAAAGAAGAATAACAAAAGGTGGTAAGAATGAGTACTGACATTATCAATATCAACTTCCCGGGGTATAATCCTCTGGAAGTAGTGCTGTCTGAACCAGATGATTTTTTAAAAGTAAGAGAAACTCTAACACGTATAGGTGTCGCTTCTAGAAAGGACAAAACCCTATATCAATCATGCCATATTCTACACAAACAAGGTAGATATTTTATTGTGCATTTTAAAGAGCTTTTTGCTTTAGATGGAAAAACTGCTGACCTATCAGATAACGATTTACAACGTAGAAACACAATCGCAAAATTACTAGTGGATTGGGGTTTGATTACAATTAACAATGCTAACAATTATATAGACTATGCTCCTTTGTCTCAAATTAAAGTCATCTCTCATAAAGAGAAAGATGAATGGAATTTAGAAACAAAGTATAACATTGGTAAGAAAAAATTAAACACTAGCACTAAATAATTATATCCTAGGGATGGGATGAGGGTTGACGGATCCCAATAAAACCGTCATTTACGCTACGCCGCAAGGGTAGTATTTTATTTTAACTCGCTTATTTTAAGGAGAACACTATGACACATTTGTCAATTTTTGGTCCCGGTTTTAAACCACAAGACTTCGATAAATTCTTTGTTGGTTTTGACGATCAATTCAATCGCATTGCAAAGATGCATGATGATCTAACAAAAAACATTCCCAACTATCCTCCATACAACATCAGAAAAACAGGCGATAACACTTATGTTATTGAATTAGCTGTTGCTGGTTTTGCTAAACAGGATATTGAGATTGAGCTTGCAGATGGCAAAATGCTAATCAAGGGCAACACTCAAAGCCAAGAAGAAGATGAAAACTTCCTGTTCAAAGGTATCGCAGGAAGAAACTTCATTAGAACATTCGCATTGGATGATCAAATTGAAGTTAAAGATGCTGCTATGTTAAATGGTATGTTAAAGATTTTTCTAGAGCGCATTATCCCCGAACATAAAAAACCTAAGAAAATTGAGGTTAAAGATGTCGGTGAAAGCAAAGCTGCCAAAAAAGGTAAGCAACAACTTCTAACAGAAGATCCTGTAGAAGACAGACAAGTCTAAATCCATGGGGCTTCGGCCCCATTTAACTAGGAAGCAAAATGCTAGATCCAATTAATCTAACTATAGATACAATACAAAACGGCAAGAAACAATTCATTAATAAGTACATAACTAATCCAGTCTTGAAAAAATCTTGGACAGACTATGTTACTACACAAAGTGATTTCTTACATACAGCTATGGAAACAAACCTAAATGTTGTTTCCGAGTCTACTAAAGCATTGATGGAAGTAAAGGTTGAAAAAATGCTCAATCCTTTTGGCATCGATTGGTTTAAGGCTGGCTGGGATGCATACACCTACAACAACAAATAATAGGATATAAAATGGCAATTAGAGTAATTAAACTCGTTACAGGCGAGGAAGTGATTGGTGATATTAGTTCAGAAGCAGCTAACGAAAAAATTCAGGTTAGAAAACCCTGTGCAGTTATGTTGGTCGCTTCTAAGTCTACGCCCGATAATCATTCAATGGCGTTGATTCCATACGCAGGATATACTAAAGATCACGAAATTGAGATCTTTAAGAAAGCTATTGTTTGGACTGCGGAGTTAGAGGAAGATGTTTATAACCAGTACAATATGATCTTTGGTACAGGTATTCAAATTGTCCCAGGCGGCATTCAGCGCTGAGTCTTTTTAACTGTCTCTTCTATAGTTTTGGTGCACACTGCACCGCTATTATAATAAACCTTTGAGACAATCACATTGTCGCCATCTTTGCATTTATACTTGCAGACTTGGCGACCACTATCTACAGTACTTTCAAATAATTCGCATATTGTTCTGACTCTAGTATAGGATTTTTCTACCCGTGTACCTTCTTTTGCTGTTATCTGTGTACCTTCTTTTGCTGTTATATTTACATTGACAGTTTTGGGAACCAACGGAGCAGCAATAGCAACCACAGTTGTTATTGTCAGAATTGCTTTTTTAGATAGCATACTTATCCCAAAAATTCTCTATAAAATTTATACCAGCGAAGTTTCTCTGGATCGCCTCTAAACCTTTCAGTTACAAACTCAAATTCATATTTTTTAAATTCTATTTCTTTTTTTATATCTATATAGAAATAGTAAATTACTAAAATAAAAGATGTCGCTAAAAGACCGATAGCCGTAATTAGCAACAACAAATCGTAGTAAAAAATAATTAAAGCTGGTACTATAATAAATGTTGAAAGTATGCCGGTTACTATCAATGCCGCTTCTGTGCTTGATTTCATCTTTTGGTTAACCACCATATAAATGTTAGTACACCTGTGGATATTAATAGTAGTAAAAAATAAAAATATATTAAAAATTTAGCAAGCCCAATTTTTTCAAATACCCATTCCAAAAATGTGTATTTATTTTTGTTTTTCATTATTCGTCTGTTATTAGTTTTTTATTGTTCTCGTAATTCTGCTCGTCTAATAATTTAATTGCATCTTTTATTTTATTGACTTCATATCGTTTATGTTTTTCTAATTCATTTCGATATGTGCCTTCCCAAAGTTCGGGATGTCTTTTTCTAGCATCATGATATAACCATGTCCAAAAAATTCCCATGACTATGCACAGTATAATAAATCCTATTATGAGTCCAATTTCAAATTTATATTTTTCTGCGCGTTCAGCTTTTTGTTTAGCTTTTTTAGCTGCATCTTGCATTTGTTTAGCAATAAGAACTTTTTGTTGTTTACCTAGTTCTTTTGTCATTTCTTCAACGTCAGTAAACAGTGCCCCCAGTTCTTTGGGGCTTTGATATATCATTAGTTCACGAAGTTCTGTTCCCATTTGTTCTAATTGTTTTTTCATTAGAACACGTTGCAGAGCTCGTTTAGCTAAGCTGGCATCTCCAGTGTAGACTTCAGTTTTGCTTCGCTTTTCTTCTTCTTCTAGAACTGCTAAGCATTTGAAATAGTTGTCGTAGTATTGTCCAAGATAGTCCCCAATCTCAGCATAAAGATTAGTTGTTTCTTCACTACGTTTGTTTAACTCTTTGACACGAGTTTTTTCTTCATTATATTGCTTAATAGCCGCGGCGGAGGCAGGTTTATCTGGGGGATGTTTTTTGTTGAATTGATCATCGAGATCTTTGAGTACGGCTTTTACATCGCCCGTAGCACTTTTGATATCTTTATATAATTGACATCCCTTTTTAACTGCAGCAACTGCCCCGTTGGCTAAAGCAAATAGGGTAAACGGATCCATCTATTACATAGCAGGTACCAATAACCAAATCGCTTGAGACATAGATAAAAGTGCAATTGTTCCGACGCCAATACTGGCCCAATATAATCTTGTATTAACGGCTAATATACTTGCTGTTAACAAGACAATAGCTATTTGAAAAAGACTACCCGCATATGTATACCATGGACTACGAGATTTAGCAATCGATCTATCGTCTTCCAATTTACGAGCCTTGGCCATTAACTCTTTTTTGCCTTCGCCAGTGGCTGGATCGCTTTCATAACGATCTATTTTTGCTTTTAAGTTTTCTGCGCTCTTTGTTTTATTTGAAGCAACGGCTTCATCATATTTCATTTCTGTCAATGTTTGCTTGATTGATTTTGCTTGATAAAATGCCCAAGTATTATTTGCTTCTATAGTATTATTTAAAACTTTGCTACTATTGCTGCCGCCCATTAATGTATTAATTGCCAAAAGTGCAGCAAGTACCGTAATTACCCATCCCGCTTTATCTTTTATTTGAGCTTCGCGCTCGCTTCTTGATAGAGGTTTTGTTTCAGCCATTTTTTCTCCTTATTATATTGACTTCCACTGGTTTATATAATATAATGTATACTAATATTTATAGTCTAAGGGTTTTCCAATGAAGTTTTATACGAGCGTTAATCAGTATGGTAATAATATTTTGGTCAGGGGTGTCAATAATGGACACAAAGTACAGGATCGAGTAGCATTTAAACCGTCTTTATATGTACCGAACAAAGATAAAGCAACGGCCAAATCGTTGTTTGGAAAACCGCTTGCTGAGGTTAAATTTGATAGCATTAACGACGCCAAAGAATATGTGAAATTATATAAAGATGTAGAGGGTTTTGAGATCTACGGAAATACGAATTATGCCTATCAGTATATCTCATCCACTTTTAAAGATGATGTTGAATTTGATATGTCTCAGTTGAAAATATGGACACTTGATATTGAAACATCCGCAGAGAATGGTTTTCCTGATGTGGGCAATCCTCAGGAAAAAGTGTTACTTATTACGACACAAGATTATGTGTCTAAGCAAATAGTATCGTTTGGTCTATATCCTTGTGAAAAAGTAAATGACAAACATACTTATGTTCATTGTAAGGATGAAGTAGATCTATTATCTCAGTTCTTAGAATATGTTGCTGAGGATCACCCGCATATTATCACAGGTTGGAACGTAGAGTTTTTCGATATCCCTTATCTATGTAATCGTATTACTAAAATGTTAGGTGATGATGCCTTGAAGAAACTTTCGCCTTGGAAAGTGGTTGAGGAAAAGAGCATCACAAGATTTCAGAAAGAGTCTATTGCATTTTCAATTCTAGGTATTGCTATTCTAGATTATCTTGATCTGTATAAGAAGTTTACTTATGGCAATCAGGAGTCATATAAATTAGATCACATTGCCAAGGTAGAACTCGGTAAAGAAAAATTAAACTATGATGAGTTTGTTTCTTTCAATGAATTCTGGAAAGGCGATTGGCAAAAGTTTGTTCGATATAACGTAATCGACTGTGAACTGGTTGACGAGCTAGAAGAAAAGATGAAACTCATTGAGTTGATTCTTACAATGGCATATGATGCGAAATGTAATTATGTAGATATTTTCTCAGCAGTAAGAACTTGGGACTGTATTCTTTACAATCAACTTCTTAAGAAAAATATTATTGTTCATCAGAACGAACGCAAGCAAGGTAGATCTATTGCAGGTGCATATGTACAAACTCCTAGACCAGGCAAATATAAATGGGTTGTTTCTTTTGATGCAACTAGTTTGTATCCTTCAATCATTATGCAGTATAATATGTCGCCAGAAACAATGGCAACAGAAAGTAAATATCGAGACATTAAAGTATCGGAACTACTTGAAGGCACAGTGGATACATCTGATCTAGTTGAAAGTAAATTTTGTATGGCGGCTAATGGTGTATGCTATACTACAGACAAGCAAGGCATATTTCCTGAGATTGTTCAGAAGTTATTCGATGACCGAAAACAGTATAAAAAATTGATGTTGGTTGCACAAGCCAAGTATGAAGAATCAAAAGATAAAATTTGGTTAAAAGAAATTTCTAAGTATAATAATTTTCAGATGGCTCGTAAGATTCAGATGAATTCTTTATTCGGTGCGATGGCCAATGAGTTTTTTAGATTTTATGATGACCGAGTAGCAGAAGGCATTACCCTATCGGGTCAGTATATTATTCAAAAGGTCGGCAAAGCACTAAATGATTATTTGAATAAAATTTGTGGCACCAAAGATTTCGAGTATTCATTCTATTCGGATACAGATTCTTGTTATGTTACTTTAGATCCACTTGTAGAAAAATTCTACAAAGGCAAAGAACCAGAAAAGATTGTAGATATCTTAGATAAAATTTGTGAGTCTAAAATTCAAGAGGTGTTGAATAAGGTATGCGGTGAGATATCTGATTACACCAACGCCTTTCAGAATAAAATTGTATTTAAACGAGAAGCAATTGCAGAGACAGGTGTGTGGGTAGCTAAGAAACGATATGCCTTGAATGTTTATAATAATGAAGGCATTACATATAAAGAGCCTAAGCTAAAGGTTATGGGATTGGAGATTGTTAGATCATCTACTCCTGAACCTATTCGAGAAGCTCTTCGCAAAGCTGTTAAATTAGTTCTTACTTCAGATGAGAATACACTGCAATCTTATATCTTGGGTTTTGAAACAGAATTTAGAAAAATGAAGGCAGAAGATATTTCATTTCCTAGAGGTGTGAATGGAGTAGAAAAATATACTGACAGAAACAATATATATAAACAGGCTACTCCGATGCATGTCAGAGGAGCCTTGCTCTATAATTTCTATATCAACAAGAATGACTTGAGAAAGAAATATGAGCTGATTAAAGAAGGCGATAAGATCAAGTTTGTTTATCTAAAAGAACCAAACACTATCGGCGAAAATTGTATAGCATTCAATACTGTTATACCTCCTGAATTAGACCTATTAAAGTTTATTGATTATGAAAAAATGTTTGACAAATCTTTTCTAGAACCTATGAATACAATATTAACAGGTATCGGTTGGTCTGCTAAACCACAAGCAACACTAGAAGGATTATTCGGATGAAAAAATTATTAATTGCGTTTATATTATTCGCAGGGTTATCGGTACAAGCTTGGGAACAAAGAGCTCCCCTACCTGTACAGGAATGTAGAATACACGCACCATATGGATTTGCAGAAACAAAGAAAGAATTACAACCTATTTGCAGACATGCTTTTCTTGTCGCATATGATCCTACTGCAAAAATTCCAGCGTATGTAGCTTACACCTTGCAACCCGACAATGCTATTGGTTGCATTGCAAGAACAAATGCTTTTGTCGCAGACAAATCTATTAAGAATGGTCCAAAACCTGAAGACTATGCAGGCACAGGATATGATAAAGGCCACGTAGTACCAGATGGCGATTTATCATGGGATCAACAAATAGAATATGAATCATTCTTAATGACAAACATGGTTCCTCAAGCTGGTTCATTAAACAGAGGCATTTGGAAACTACTTGAAACTTCTGTTAGAGGTTGGGCATCGCAAACAAATAATTCATATAATGTTATCGGCGGCGGTATCTATACTGATAAGGATAAAAAAATTGGATCGGGAGTAATTGTTCCTACTGCATATTATAAAATTGTCATTAACAATAAGACAGGCGAATATGCAGGTTGGATGTTCCCCCACGTTGCACCTTATCCTAATTTAGGAAATGATTTAACAAAATATCGTTTACGTGTAGATGATATTAGAAAACAGGCAGGTATTAATTTTGTTACTCCTAAAAAGGGAACAGAACTAGCACCTGGTTCAGAATGGAAAGTTGACTTTGGCAAATTGACCAAAGATAAAAGGGCAAAGTGCGGTAAGAATGACTAGACATTTATTGCATTATGCTATATAATATTGAAATATACTTAAGGAGTTGTTATGTCTTTACTTGACAAATTGAAAAAAAATTCTACCATAAAGGAAACAGAAGTTTTAAACAAATCAAAATTCTTCAATAAGAAGGATATGATTCAAACTTCTGTTCCTATGATTAACGTTGCGCTATCTGGTAGTTTAGAAGGTGGGTTGACCCCAGGGTTAACTGTTTTTGCAGGTCCATCTAAACATTTTAAGACAGCGTTTTCTTTGTTACTTGCAAAAGCTTACATGGACAAATATGAAGATGCTGTTGTGTTATTTTATGATTCTGAGTTTGGCAGTCCTCAGTCTTACTTTGATAGTTTCGGGATTGATACCAATCGAGTACTTCATACACCCATAACAGATATTGAACAATTAAAGTTTGATATCATGTCTCAGATCAATCAAGTTGAACGAGGCGATCATGTTATTATTGTTGTAGACTCAGTTGGCAATCTTGCATCTAAGAAAGAAGTTGATGATGCACTTGAAGGCAAATCTGTTGCAGATATGACTCGAGCTAAACAGATGAAGAGCTTGTTCCGAATGGTCACACCTCATTTAAATATTAAAGATATTCCGATGGTTGTTGTTAACCATACCTATCAGGAAATTGGTTTGTTCCCTAAACAAATTGTTTCTGGCGGTACAGGCATTTACTATTCTGCGGATAACATCTTCATTATTGGTCGCCAACAAGAAAAAGAAGGAACAGATGTTATTGGATATAACTTTATTGTTAATGTCGAAAAATCTAGATTCGTTCGTGAAAAATCTAAGATCCCTGTTGAAGTAACATTCGAAGGCGGTATTAGTACATGGTCTGGTTTGTTAGATGTAGCAATTGAAGGTAAGTTTGTTGTTAAGCCATCTAATGGTTGGTATTCGAAAGTAGACCCAGCAACAGGTGAAGTTGAAGAAAAGAAATACCGTGTCAAAGACACATACACAAAAGACTTCTGGATGCCAATTTTATCATCTAAAGCATTCCGCGATTATATCGAAGGTAGATATAAGGTAGCAGCAATTGACATGGTGGGCACAGAGATGTCTGGAGAATCATTAGACGAGGAATATGAACATGCAAGTCAAGTATGAACCATGGGTAATTAAAACAAATGATCAGGAAGTCTGGGGTATTAAAATTACAGACGGCAAATATAACGGCACATCTTTTTCTATCAATGAATTAGATCAAGATGATGGTAATAAAGATTTGCAATTAGATTATACTGTAATTGCTTCCCCCGAAGGCATGGCAGTTGAAGAGGTCAATGGTCCGGAATTTGAAAAAATTCTAGGTGAGATCATGACAGATATTATTACAAAGGCAGTGGATGAATACGAAAATAGAAAAAGTAATTCTCCAGAATCTGGCGAATGACGATGAGTTTATGAGAAAAGTAATTCCGTTTTTGAAGCGGGATTACTTTATAGAAAATAATGAGAAAATAATTTATGATAAGATCAAAGGCTTTATAGATGATTACAATGCAATACCTAGCAAGGATGCTTTGGTTATTGCTGTTCAAAATGACAAGTCTTTAAATGAGGATCAATATAAAGAGGTCGTAGAATACATTCACGATCTTGATCCAACAGAACATAATAAAGAATGGCTCTATAAAGAGACAGAGAAGTTCTGTAAAGATAAAGCCATCTACAATGCTATTCTATCGTCAATCGCAATCATTGATGGTAGAGACAGCGGTAAATCTGAAGATGGCATCCCTCAACTTCTACAAGATGCACTTGGTGTATGTTTCGACAATAATGTTGGGCATGATTACTTAAACAGTGCAGATAGTCGATATGACTTTTATCACAGGGTAGAGTCTCGCATTCCCTTCGACTTAGATTACTTTAATAAAATTACTAATGGTGGTATGCCGAATAAGACATTGAATGTTTGTTTGGCAGGAACAGGTGTTGGTAAATCTTTATTCATGTGTCACGTTGCAGCATCAGTATTGGCACAGGGCAAAAATGTTCTCTACATTACTTTAGAAATGGCTGAAGAACGTATTGCAGAACGTATTGATGCAAACTTAATGAACATCACTATGGATCAGCTAAAAGAACTTCCCAAGGCATTGTTCGATAATCGTATTGAGAAAATTCGTAACAAGACCGAAGGAAAGTTGATCATTAAAGAATATCCTACAGCTGGAGCACACTCTGGTCATTTCAAATCTTTGTTGAATGAATTACAGCTAAAGAAACAATTCAAGCCAGATGTCATCATTATTGACTATTTGAATATTTGTGCAAGTTCTAGGTTCAAGGGCGGAGCTAATATTAATTCCTATACTTTGATTAAGTCTATTGCGGAAGAACTTCGAGGCTTGGCGGTTGAAGAGAATGTTCCTATTTTATCAGCTACACAGACTACTCGAGGTGGTTATGGAAACACAGATGTTGAATTGACAGATACTTCTGAATCTTTTGGATTGCCCGCGACAGTAGACTTCATGTTTGCTTTGATTTCAACTGAAGAAATGGAATCATTGAATCAACTTATGGTAAAGCAGTTGAAGAATCGATATAACGATCCTACAACCAACAAGCGTTTCGTTATTGGTGTTGATAGGGCGAAGATGAAATTATATGATCTTGAACAATCAGCACAAAAAGGTATCACAGATTCGGGCATCAGACATGAACGTCAAGAAAGACCCTCACCTAAAATAGACTCCCCGTTTGATGGAAACTTTAGTAGTCCTAAAAGAGACTTTTCTAAAATAAGGATATAATATGCAAACACTTTCTAATAGTCGTTTAGGCGGTGGAAATTTAAAAGCAAAAGCAAATGTTGCACCTACATTAGACGAATCCCCTGTTCCTATTGACATTGTTGATTTAAAAATTTTACAAGGACTCGAATCCACTCAAAAGATTGAGAGCCCTAATAACTTAGGAGATCTAACATTTATAAATAAAAGGTAATCCAATAAGGGGAAACTATGATAGTCAAAGTTAACGGAGCTAAAGATAGAGACCTAACGCAACTATTAAAATTAGCGGCAAGTTCTTTTGCTGATAAGCTAATATCCCCGCAATTAGATAAGAACATTACACTAAACATCTACATCAGAGATAAATTAGATGCAGGTGGCTATTGCGATTTTGAGGAAGAAGGATTACCATTACCTAGAACATTCAACATAGACATACAAAGAACAAGAAAGAAAATTCATATGTTTTCTGTACTTGCTCATGAGATGGTGCACCTTAAGCAAATGGCTAAGGGCGAAATGAAGGATAGGTATAAAAAGACAAAATATGTAACTGTATGGAGAGGAGAAACATACGAGGACGATATTTCTTACTGGGATCAACCTTGGGAGATCGAGGCATACGGTTTAGAAAATAGTCTGGTTGCTAAATTTTTAATCGAGCACAACCAATTCAAAAATCTTAGACAGAAACAAAAAGATTGGTTTGTGTATGATGTAGATTATGATTTGAACGAATGATAGGATTTATCATCAAATTCAAACTTAATTATAAGGAGAAGAAGAATGGAAAACATTACATTTACATTTTATGATATCGTGCAAATTATTTTATTATTGAGTGCGTGTTGGGCATGCAAGATTTATGGATACCAACAAGGAATCGGAGATACGGTAGCGTTTTTTGAAGATAAAGGTATTATAGAGCTTACCGACGACGCAGAAATCCGAAAAACTAAAGATTAATAATTAATATTTAATTTTTACCCCAGCAAGGACTGGGGTATTTTTTTGGCAGAAAATGCTTGACTTCTGATACAAACGGTTATATAATAATGGTTCGAATGAGGAAAAGGTTATGAATTTTTCGATAGGTGCAGATATAGAATTGACGACAAAGTGGCGGTCCAATCTTTTGGGTCAAGAGTTCGACATCAAGTCCTTCAAGGGCAAGGTCGTTCCTAATCCGAAATGGCTGGACAAAGACTATGTCTCTCTTCGTACAGGCAATCCGGAATATCCCATATCCTATATTCATAAGAAGTTTATAGTCGGACACACGTTTTCCGAAGAACGAAGTGCTGAGCGCATCTTCCAAGTCAAATCAAAATCATCAGGAAAGATATACAATGTCATTTCTGTGGATGGAGACGTCACTTGTGATTGCATGGGCTTCCAATTCCGTAAAGTGTGCAAACATTCTGCCAAAGTTAAGGCGGTGTTGTGAAAGAACAACACTTGAAAACTTTATGCTTGACACAGGATGCTAAAGGCTATATAATTAAGGTAAGAACAGTGAGTTCTTGGTGAGAAGTTTTTATATCATTTTTAAAGGAAAAGACAATGTCTAAATTTTCAGTTGTAGGTGTTTCGACTCAGCATGGTATCACTAAAGTTCGTTTCGCGAACGATATCGTTTCTCGTACTAAAGTATTGGCCAAGGGCGGTCATTCTCCATTGGAGTTGATTGAGCTGCCTTCCCCTATGTCTAAGGCTGATGCTTGTCAGTATCTCTTGGATCAAGGTGGCGTGTTTGCACAATGGTCTGGTCTTATCATCGAGACAATGGGTAAGAAAGTTGGTAATACAACTGCAACACCTAAAGCAACTAAGGCGCCAAAGGCAAAAGCAGCACCAGTTAAAGCTGTTGCACCTGCAGCAAAACAACCAAAAATCTCCAAGCCTAAAGTTGAAGAAGATCTTGAAGTGACAGAAATTAAATCTCTTGCTCAAGAACCAGCAATGGCTTGATCTATAAAGGGCCATTATGGCAAAGGTAAAAAAGGTAAATGAAAATTTTACTCTTAGTTATGGGAGCCGAGAGGCTGATAGTGGCGATACCGTTATGGACGTCACTATCAACTTCGATAATCCCGCAGATGATTCTATTATTGTCCATAGGCTAAATACATGGCTCAAAGCAATAGGTCGCAATGACCTTACTGTTGGCTATGTAGAACGCAAAAAAGGATAATTATGATTCAAGATTATAAAACTAAAATCGGCATCGTGGGAGCAGGAGTTGTGGGCGGCGCAATTATAAGCGCTACCACACCGGACTTTTCCCTCGATGTACGAGTTGTGGATATTGACCCTGCAAAGAATACTCATACTTATGAAGATTTGATGGAATGTGATGGAGTGTTCATATGTACTCCTACTCCTCAAAGCGAGGATGGTACTTGTGATGTTAATATTCTATTAAATGTATTGGGCAAGCTGCAAAAATACAAAGGTGTAATCATCAGTAAGTCTACGGCACCTATTGATGTGTATCAAAAGCTAAATGAAATTTATCCCAATCTTGTCCATGCCCCAGAATTTTTAACTGAAGCAAATGCCATTCGGGATTTTATGGCAGGACAATTTGCCTTTATTGGTGGCAATACAAAAGCATATATGAAAGAAGCTGAACGTATCATTTTGAAGACACAACCATATCTTCAAACCATATATCATTGTACTATCGGTGAAGCTGCTATGGCTAAGTATGCAATCAATACTTTTCTTGCAACCAAGGTCTCCTTCATGAATGAGATTTATAAGTTGGCACAGAAAATGAATTGTGACTATGAGATTGTTTCTCAAATGGTTATGTCTGACAATCGTATTGGTCGTAGTCATATGAAAGTACCAGGCCCCGACGGAAAATTCGGATTCGGTGGTATGTGCTTTCCGAAGGACACTTCGGCCCTGTTAAAATTTGCAGAAAGCAATGGTGTACATTTAGGTGTACTTGATAGCGCAATTAGAGT